ATAACTGGGGCGGTTCAAAAGGCGGTAAGTCGGCAGCACTAAAAGCGGCCCTCTCCGCTTGGGGTGACCCAGAACGGCTGATGGTCAACTTCAATGCCACACAGGTTGCCCTTGAGCGCATGGCAGGCTTCTACTGCGACCTTCCCCTTGGGATTGACGAGCGACAGCTTGCAGGTAATAACCAAGGCGCAATCGAGAAGATAGTTTATATGTTGGCAAGCGGTACAGGTAAGGTCAGAGGCTCGAAGAGCGGAGGCTTGCAGGCATTGCAAACTTGGCGAACGGTCATCCTTGCCACAGGCGAAGAGCCGATTACCACCGAAACCTCGCAAACTGGCGTCAGTACCCGTGTCCTCGAAATCTACGGCCCACCGTTCGATAACGAGCGAGACGCCGGACTGATGCACCAAGGAGCATCGGAGAACTGCGGATGGGCAGGCATTGAGTTTGTTAAACGCATCATCGCCCTCGGAGACGATGATGTCAGACAGCGGTTCAATGATATGCTCGAATATGTTTACAGCCAGAACAACGGCAAAAACGGCAGCCACGCCGCAGGGATTGCGGCAGTATCCACGGCAGACGCACTCGTTGACGAGTGGTTCTTCGGAAGTTCCAGAGAAGAAGCGGAGCGCCGAGCGAAGGTTATGGCAGCATCCATCGTCCAAGAGAACGCCGAGAACGCCGTCCGAGATGTAAACGAAACAGCACTCCAGTACATAGCAGACTGGATTTCCTCGAACGAAAAAGGCTTCACAGGAGACGGCTACGGTCAGCGTCTTGGCGAGATTGAGGGTCAAACAGCGTATGTATTCCCCTCGATACTCAATAAGACCATCATCGATGGCGGTTTCTCCGTGAGAAAGACGCTCAAGTACCTCGCAGAGCAAGGCGTGGTCGAGGCATACAAGGACAACGGCACGGTTCGCTATTCCTCAAAGAGGCGCTTCGGCGGTAAGTCCGTCCGCTTCGTAAAGATAGACCTCAATCGCATCACGCTCGAACTTGACGAACGGCAGCGTTCCCAGAACTATGACAGCGTTCCCACTCAATCCTCGTTTACGGACTGGGTTGAGGTTGGGCCAGACGAAGAATTCCCGTTTTAGTTCCCACTTCGCCCACGAAAACGCAAAAGTGGGAACGGAGTGGGAACAAAGTGGGAACGCTGAAAAAGGCTCAAAACTACGCAAAAACCTCGGTTTTATATAGATTTATCTATATATTATAAAGATTTATCTATATATAAACTCATGTGTTCCCACTGTTCCCACAAAAAGTGGAAAACATAAAGGTTGATGTGTATGAAGAGCGCCAAAAATCGAGACAAATTTATATTTTTTGCATTGTATCTCAAAACAAGTGGGAAAGTGGGAACAGTGGGAACACCACCCCACGGAAAGGAAGTCGGAATGACAAAAATCCATTATCAATGCAGCAGTTGCGGAAAGACCGAAAGCGTCCGAGCGATGGCAGGTATCCCACACGGGATGTTCGGTATGGGATACAGGGCGGTCGGCGATGCACTCTACTGCCCCGACTGCGTGAAGTCTTGGGAAGAACGCAACGGTGTCCCATTCGATGAGCAATACGCCAGACCCGGCACTCTATTCGCCAGATGGTGGAACAGGAAAGTCGAACAGGCGGTGGACGATAAGGGGCGGTTGCAGAAATACCGAGAGAACGCCATCGGAGACTACGAACTGGTCAAGCCGAACAAGGAGTACGACACGATGGTGTGCACAGCGGTTAAACGCAACCCTTACCAGTTTGTTGATATCCTCAAAGAAGCAGCGGACAAGCCAGAGAACATCGAAGTTCGGATGCTCCTTATGGAGGCCGCCTGCGTGATTGCCCACCTTCTGGACAAAGGAGGAACGATTGAATGATTAAATTACTGATTGGCGGTTCGCCCTGCACCAAGTGGAGCATCGCCCAGAAGAAAGACCGTGAGACCACGGCAGAAGGCGAAGGTTGGGAGTTGTTCCTCAACTACAAAATCGCCAAGGAGAAGTTCAAGCCAGACTTCTTCCTCTACGAGAACAACAAATCAGCGGCACAAGCCATCAAAGACCAGATTAGCATGGAACTCGGAGTTCCCTTGATGCACATAAACTCGGCTTTGGTATCGGCCCAGAACAGACAGAGGTTCTATGCCTTCAACTGGACGGTGCCGCAGCCGGAGGACAGAGGCATCCTCCTAAAGGATATCCTCGAAACAGGGCAGACAGACAAGGACAAAGCATACTGCTTAAAGCACCAAGCAGGCAACGCCAGAGATTACTTCAAGAAGCACCACACACAGGTTGCCTTTGAGCCTGTTGGCGTGGGATACCGAAACAGGCGTGAGGATGACGGCAAACTTCACAGACGGTTCGAGACGGACGGAGACGAGAAGGCAAACGCCCTCACTACGGTGGTCACGGACAGTATGGTCGCAGAGCCTGTCGCAATCAATCCAACCTCGGATGGCGAGAAAGCCAGACGCCTGTTGAGCAGATACCACAAGAACTCGCCCATCAACGCCCTTCGGGACGGCTTCGGCGGTGACACAATGGTTGCAGAACCCGTGAGGGTTGGTGGTATGCCAAGACCGAACGGAGAGGTAAGCACCGCACAGGCGATGCGAGTTTACGCACAGGACGGCAAGAGCGTCACCCTCTCGGCCAACGGTGGCGGTATGGGTGGCAACACAGGACTTTACGCAATACCGACCGAGCCTGTTCGGGTCGGTCATGTAAACAACGGCGCACAGGGAGACCGCATCTACGACAGCAACGGTAAAAGCTGTGCCATTACTGCGAACGGCGGTGGAACAGGCGGCAGCGGTCAAGGACTGTATGCGGCACCTGCGGAATGCGAAACCAAGCACCCCGTTTACGAAGTCAAGGACGGCTTCATTACCATCAAAGGCAGACAATACCCCATCAGACTGCCGGACGGCTTTTACATAATCCGCAAACTGTCGGTCACCGAGTGTTGCCGACTGCAAACCTTGCCGGATGATTATTGCAGAGCGGTATCGGACAGCCGAGCCTATAAGGGACTTGGGGGGGGCTGGACAGCAGAGGTTATTATCCATGTCCTCCAAGGGGCACTCAAAGATGTACCAAGGAACGAGGAAATCGTTGTCCTCTCCATGTATGACGGCATCGGCACAGGCAGATATTGCCTTGAGAAGATGGGATTCACAAACATCAAATATTACGCATACGAGATTGACCCCTATGCGATGAAGGTGTCCGGCAGCAATTACCCCGACATCATTCAACTCGGCGATGCCTTCGACCTTCGGAGGGACGATTGGCATCTGCCAGAAATGGAGGACACAATGAACGAACCTATTGTTAATATTTCACTCGAAAGAGCCGCTCAAATCCTCGACCCCACACACCGTGAACACTACGAGAGCATGGACGAGGTAAACGAAGCCTGCAGAATGGGTATGAACGCCCTTCTCCACAAGACGCACAAGCCGAACACTGTGGTATTTGCCGAGGCAAGGCTCGAAGAGGAACTGCAGCAGAGTGCACTCGGTGCGGACAACAACCACGACATCCAGTATTGGAGAGCGTACAGAGATGGAGCGGTGGCACAGGCACACGAGGACGGTTACACGGAGGAGGCACTCAAATGAGACCAGACTTCTTCGAGCAGTTCCCAACGCAAGCCGACCTCGGCAAATACCTCAAAAGCAAGCCGGAGACAGCCAACACCACCGCATCGCAGTTCATCAAAGACCACCTTCCAAAGGAGAGCGTTTTCCAAGCGAAGATTATCGCAGCGGTCGAGGACTGGAAGAAAAAGCGGTGGGTCGACCCAGACACCATCATTTGGAAGAATAACGCAGGCGTTTACAATCGCAACGGTCTGCCAGACCTCATGATGGTCAGCAACGGTAAGTTCTTCGCATTTGAGGTAAAGCGACCTTATCTCGGACGGCTCAGTCCCCTACAGAAGAAGGCAATCGTGGACATCACTCTCGCAGGAGGCAAGGCCGATGCGGTCAGCTACCCTTCGGAAGTAAAGAGGGCACTTATGGAGTACGATTCGTGGTTCGGAGGTGAGGGAGACGAATGACAGCGGATGAACTGAAAGGCATCGCCGTAAAACTTCTCCCTATGCCGGAGGGGCTGAACGCAGCGGAGCAGATGTACTTCACCACTATGCGCAATCTCGCCTTCGACTGGAGGGCAAAACGCATCAGTTCGGAGCAGGTGCGTAAAGAGAGCATCATGGCACGGAGAGAGTTCGACCATAACCAGTTTGAATTAAAGCTGTGGCACCAAACGATGACCATGTGGCAGAAAATCGAAGCACTCTCCGTCAGATATGCCAAGGAACACACCATTGAACTGGCTGACGAATTTTATCGCACCGTTTACGGTCTCGGCGAAAATTGGAGAGCCGTGAGACCGAGAGAGGAGATTGAGAATGAAAACTAACTTGAACGAACTCGCCAAGGAAATCCATCGGAACGCAGTCGACCACGGTTGGTGGGACGAGGAGCGCTCCTTCGGTGATGTCATCGCCCTTTGCCACTCGGAGTTGTCGGAGGCCTTGGAGGAGTACAGAGCAAACAGACCGATGGTATGGTATGCCTGCAACGAAGCCGACCCCTCCACTGGCCCTTGCTCCCCTGCGGACGAGTTTGAATGCCTCCATCACGGCAACGAGGACTGCTGCAAGTACAGAGGGACGAAGCCGGAGGGCATCGCAGTTGAGATGATTGACTGCATTATCCGCATCCTCGACTGGTGCGGCCGGCACGACATTGATGTCGATGACCTCCTCGCAAAGAAACACGCATACAACAAAACCAGACCTTATAAGCACGGAGGTAAACGGATATGACGAGAGAAGAAATCCTTAAAACCGCAGCACAGTGTGTATGCACCGACCGACAGAGCCAGTACGGAACGCCGGAAAACAGCTTCTTGTGCATCGCTCACCTTTGGGAGGACTACCTCACTGCAAAGAATATGCCAGTCAACCTCACGCCGAAGGATGTGGCAGCGATGATGGCGCTCCTCAAAATCGCACGAATTGCCACGGGACACGGCAAGGCTGACAACTGGGTCGACCTCGCAGGATATGCTGCCTGTGGCGGTGAGTTGGAGAGCCTTGAGCCGAATTTGGGG